GTATGTAGATTCTACATCAATTATGCAAGTTATTGGTTGTGTTTTCAATCGACCTCAACTTTTAGATTTTACAGATAAATACACAATAGTGGATGAAGATTTTCCAGATGAATTTCATAGATTAGTTTTTGGGGCAATTTATAAGATTCATGAATTAGGCGCAAATGAAATCCATCTTGAAACAATTTCAGATTTTTTATCAACAAGACCAAAGAGTTTAGCTTTATATCAGACTCAAAAAGGAGAAGAATGGCTATTAAAAGTAGCTGATTCAGCGACTCAAGCAACATTTGATTATTATTATAATCGTTTAAAGAAAATGACTCTGTTAAGAGCATATGATAATTTTGGCGTTGATGTTTCTGATATATATGATCCAGATAATATTTTGGATGTAAAAAAGAAGCAACTCCAAGAGGATCAATTAGATAATTCTACATTGGAAGAAATAGCTGATAAAGTTGATAATAAAATTGCTGAAATTAGATTAAAATATGTAGATGATGTTGATGGAGAAGCTGCGCAAGCAGGAGAAGGAATTTTTGATTTAATTGCAAAATTTAAAGAGCATCCAGAAGTAGGAGTTCCATTATATGGACCTCTTATTAATACAGTTACTCGTGGCGCAAGATTAAAAAAGTTTTATCTTAGATCTGCGGCTACTGGAGTTGGTAAGACTAGATCAATGATTGCGGATGCATGTTATATTGCATGTAATCAGATTTATGATGATAATTTTGGTTGGATTAAAAATGGAACTTGCGAGCCAGTTTTATTTATTACAACTGAGCAGGAACTTGAAGAAATTCAAACAATGATGTTGGCATTTTTATCGTCAGTTAATGAAGAACATATCCTTAATGGAGAATATGAAGGCGATGAAGAAGATCGCGTAATGAAAGCCGCACAAATTTTAAGTGAAAGTCCTTTATATATTGAAGAACTTCCAGATTTTTCTTTAAAAGACGTTGAAGATAAAATTAAGAAAAATTTGCGTGACCATGATGTTAAATATGTTTTTCACGATTATATTCATACTAGTTTGAAGATTCTTGAAGAAATCACAAGAAGAAGTGGTGGAATCAAATTAAGAGAAGATAATATTTTGTTTATGTTATCAACTCGATTGAAAGATTTATGTAATAAATATGGCATTTTTATTATGTCAGCAACGCAGTTAAATGGCGACTATCAAGATGCTAAGACTCCAGATCAGAATTTACTTCGAGGCGCAAAAGCTATCGCAGATAAAGTTGATTATGGTTCAATTCTTTTAAATGTTAAAGATGAAGATCTTGAAGCGCTTGATCCAATATTGTCAACAAACTTATTTGAAAGACCAACAATTAAAATGTCTATTTATAAGAACAGACGAGGAAGATATAAAGGAGTTATTTTATGGTGCAAAGCTGATTTAGGCTGTTGCAGAATAATTCCAATGTTTTGTACAACATATGCTTATGAAATGGTAAGTATAGATAATGTGAAAATTATTGTTGAAGAGGAATCTGCATTTTAGATTTCTTAAATAATTTTAAATAAAAAGATTAAGAGGAGATAATTATTATGGCAGAGAAAACAACTAAAAAGAAAACAAACAAAGTAAATAAGAAAACTAAAGGTGTAGGTTTCAAACAGGTAGTTACTCCAGTAGACACTTGTGAAAAGGTTGGCGCTTGTGAGTATAAGATGCCTAAAGCAATCGCAAGAGATTATCTTAAAGGAAGAAAAGGTGCTGAAGAAAGAATGGATGCACAGGCTTATCTCTGCTGGATTGTAAATGACCAGTTTGGTCTAAAAGAGAAATGTGTTAAAGTTATCATCGGATAAATCTTATTAAGAAAGATAGGATGAATAAATGATAAATTATGATAAAGCAGAAATTCGAGATAGTTTAGTTATTGAGAATATTTTTGATTTATTACAAGAGTGGGGAGGGGATCCTGAATATACATCATTCGGGATCCTTTCATCTACAATTTGTCATAATCAACCAGGAGAAGGAAGTCGAAAATTGTATTATTATGAAAATAGTGGATTATTTCGATGTTATACTGGTTGTGATAGTTATTTTGATATATTTGAATTAACTAGGAAAATAGCAAAGATTCAGCATGAAATTGAATTTGATTTAAACGATGCAGTCAGATGGATTGCCGGTAAATTCGGAATCATGGGCGAAGTTGTTGATTCAATGAATGACAATGGACTTGCGGATTGGAGCTATTTAGATAATTATAAAAGAATTCAAGATATTGATTTAAAAAAGAAAGATAATGTTATTCTAAAAGAATACAACAGTGAAATCTTAGATAGATTTAATTATTCTTTAAAAATCGAGCCTTGGTTAAAAGAAGGAATTTCTCAGGAAGCCATTAACCAAGCTTTAATTGGTTTTTATCCAGGAGGCGATCAAATAACAATTCCTCATTTTGATAAAGATGGAAGATTTGTAGGATTGCGCGGTCGAACACTTTGTAAGGAAGAAGCTGATATTTTTGGTAAATATCGCCCGTTAAAAGTTAATCGAATTATGTATAATCATCCTCTTGGAATGAATCTGTATAATTTTAATTTTAGTAAAAATCAAATCAATCAAATTAAAAAAGCTATTATTTTTGAGGGTAAAAGTTAGTGTTTCGCCCTAGTCTGCTTTTCCGTTTATCAGCGGGGTATATATACGCCAAAAAAATGGTATATATGCTAACGGGGGAGCCTAAATTGAAAAATAAGGTGGTCCCGTGGGAAAATTTGTTTAAACAATAAGGATCTCTTTTCATAGTAAAGATGAAAAAAGGAGGTCTTACTATAAATGATTGACAATGTTATTTATGCCTATAGAAAAAAATCAAATAATAAAATTGTATATGTTGGTCAAACAGAAAATTTAAAAGAAAGGCATAAAAGACATATACAATATGACCCTTTCGATATTTCACTTAAAGAATATAATTATCCTTTAAGCAGAGGAATTAGAAAATATGGAGAAGATGAATACGAATTAATTATTTTAGAAAGAAATCTCTTAAAAGAAGAATTAAATGATAAAGAAAAATATTGGATTGCATATTATAACACTTATTATGATGGATATAACCAAACAACTGGCGGCGCAAATCCAATTAGGCCAGTATTTACTGAAGATAAAATAGATATAGTTATTGAAATGTTGAAAGATGAAAGTTATTCTTACAATGATATAATGAATAAAACAGGAATTTCAATGACACATATTTATAATATAAATACTGGTAAACGAAGGAAAAGAGATAATTTAATTTATCCTATTCGATCTTCAAATATGAAAGGTACAAAAGGATTACGTTTTTCTCAAGAAGAATGTAAAAAAATCCATGAGGAAATTTTAAAGAATGATAAAACTTTTATTGAAATTTCTAAGCAATTTAATTGTTCATCTTCAACTATAATGGATATTAATCGTGGAAAAACTAAAGCCTATAGATTAAAAGGATATATATATCCATTAAGAACAAAATCTCGTTCTATAAGTAAAAGAGTTTATTGGAAAAACAAATAAGCCTGTATCGACTATTCCGGTAAAGGAAGTAGAGAATTTATTGATACAATTCTCAAAACGGCAGCAATTATATATTTATAATTGGAAGAGATAGTCAGTACTTGAAGAAATTCAAGATTCATATGGAAAAAAGTACACTTCTATATAAAAGTTATTTTGGTTTAGAAAATGATATATCTGTAGCATGTTGTGGTTCAAGTGTTTCTTCTTATCAAATTGAATTATTAATTGGGGCTGGCGCAACTGAAATTATAGTTGCTTTTGATAGGCAGTTTCAAGAGATTGGAGATAAAGAGTTTCAGCATTTAAAAAGTAATTTGATAAGATTAAGAAATAAATATAAAAATTATGTAACGATTTCTTTTATTTTTGATAAAAATATGATTACTGGATATAAAGACTCTCCAGTTGATTGTGGAAAAGAAATATTTTTACAACTATTTAAAGAAAGGATTGTATTATGACAAGAGGTGGAATTTGGTGGGATAAAGATCGAGATGCCGCAATAGACTATCTTCATTTTATTGAAAGACGATATAATGAAAATAGAATTAAAGTAATTCGTACTAAAATTTCATTATACGACACTTATACGGAATTTGAAAATGGTGATATTTGGAGGGTTATTAAAGCAGTAAATAGTGCAAGGGGATATGCTTATAATCAATCAGCTATTGAACTTAATATGCCAGAAGAATTAATTCATTGTATTATTAAACCTTGTACAAAACTTCCCCCATATAAAGTTTATACTTATTTTTAAGGAGATATATGGATACTAATATTTATCAATACAGAAAAAAGCATAAAAGATGTAAATTTTGTAAATATTATAATAAATATTTGAGAGATATTGGAATGACTTATTATACTTTTACAAATTGTAAATTAAAAGATAAGCATATTAATGAAAGCAATATTTTTTCTTCAATATTTTGTAAATATTATGAAGTAAAACAAGATTAAAAAGGAGTGGTTTTATTAAAGATTTAAAGAGGTGTTCGATATGAAAGGAGGTTGATTTCATTTGGATTATCAACTAATATCACCAGTTCTCCCAGATAAAAATATGACAGTGGTTGAGACGGTGTTTTCAAATAGGGGCATTGATCCTCAAAATATCGAACATTATTTACATACAACAGATGAAGATATTTGCGATCCAAAATTGATTATGAATATTCAACAAGGCGCGCAAATGTTAGTTAAACACATTTCACAAAAAGATTTAATATTCTTTCAAGTGGATAGCGATTGTGATGGTTTTACTTCATCGGCAATACTAATTAATTATTTAAATTGTTTATTTCCAGGGTATGCGCAAAATAATATTTTATATCGTATTCATACTGGAAAACAGCATGGTATTATTCCTAATACAATTCCAGAAGGAGTTAAATTAGTAATAGCGCCAGACTCTTCTTCAAACGATTATGAAGAACATAAACTTTTAAGAGCTAAAGGAATTGACGTTTTAGTTATTGATCATCATGAAGCTGAAAAAATTTCAGAAAATGCTTGTATTGTTAATAATCAGCTTTGTGATTATCCAACAAAATCATTATCCGGCGCAGGAATGGTTTACAAATTTTGTTCTTATATTGATGAAATATTAGGAACTAAAGAAGCTGATAATTTTCTTGATTTGGCTGCTCTTGGAATGATAGCAGATATGATGGATTTAAGAGACTATGAAACTAAACGATTAATTGATAAAGGTCTTGCAAGTATAAGAAATCCTTTTTTTAAACAGATGATTCAAGTTCAGAATTTTTCAATTAACAAGCATGGCGGTTTGGATCCATTCGCAATTAGTTTCTACATTGCTCCACAAGTAAATGGAACTATTAGGATGGGTAATTCTGCTGAAAAAATGACTTTATTTGAATCGATGCTTGATTTTAAAGCATATGAACAGATTCCATCTACAAAGCGTGGATGTAAAGGGCAAATGGAAACTAGGGTTGAACAAGCTTGTCGAAATTGTGTGAATATTAAAAATCGTCAACAAAAAGCAAGAGATAATAGTTTAACCGCTCTCGAAAGTATTATTGAAGAAGATAATCTTTTAAATCATAAGTTTTTGATTATAAAAATAAAACCTGAATATCATGTTGATAAAAACCTTACAGGTTTAATAGCGAATCAACTTATGGCTAAATACCAAAGACCAGTACTATTATTAAATAAAGTTGTTAATGAAAATGGAGATATAACTTGGGAAGGTTCTGGAAGAGGATATGATAAATCTGCTTTTAAGAATTTTAAAGAATATCTAAATCAAACTGGTTTGGTTATGTACGCAGAAGGTCATGCTTCTGCTTTTGGAGTTGGAGTTACTAATCAAAATTTTGATAAATTAGTTTATCGTTCTGATTTTGATTTAGATGAATTTGAATTTTCTCCAAGCTATAATGTAGATATGATTTATCATGGATCAAATTTTAATGGTAAAGATATTATAGATATAGCTAATTTAAAATCAGTTTGGGGTCAAGGTATTGAAGAGCCTTTAATTGCTATAACAGGAGTAAATATTACTTCTCAGAATATTATTTTGATGTCTAAAGATAAAAACCCTACATTAAAAATTGTTTTATCTAATGGGGTTGAATTAATCAGTTTTAAATCTTCAGAAGAAGAATTTCAAAAACTCTGTCCAGAAGGAAATGGTTGTACTACTATTTCTTTAGTTGGTAAATGCGAACAGAATTATTGGGGAGGAAAAACAACTCCGCAAATTCTAATTGAAGAGTATGAAATTGATGGGCAAAGTAAATATTATTTTTAGTTTATAAAGACTATTTATAGTCTTTAATAATTATATAAGGAGGAGAATAATGTTATATATTAATTCTCAAAACACCAATTTTGAAGCTGATTCAAGAACTACTGATGGAGTTCAGTTAGCACATTTTTCAGCTAGTATTTCTAAAGCTAATGCATCTTTTTCTTTATTTATTGAAGATGTATCTCATGCTTCAGATAGTCAGATTGATGAAGATTTTATTGAGTTTAAGAAAGAAGCTTTAGGCTTTTATGCTAAAACTCCAGAAGTAACTATTACGTCTGATGCTTCATCTAATGATTAATTTATTTTAATCCAATATCTAAAGGGCTAGAGAGATTCTCTAGCCTAATAGATATATTTAAAGGAGCGATATATATGAAAGATACTACTGTAGGTGAATTATTAAATTCATATTTAACATGTGGAATTTCTTTTAATGAAATGATAAATGCTATATCAAGGCTTGCAGATAATGCCATTGCGGCAGAAGCCTTTACAGATACATTATGTAAGACCTTTTCAAAGATGGGATACTTAGAACAAGAGATCACAGAACAGAACCGGCCGGAGACAAGTGAAAAGACCGAAAACCCAAATCAAAAAATGGATTTAGAAATTTTTGAACCAAATGTTGGGCATATAGATTTTATAGAATTTGAAGACAATCCATTTTGTGATGGAATTATTTTTACGGAGGAATAAAAAATGAGACATGAAGTGAAAATTCCAGAGTCATATAGAGAGATATTAACTAAAGATGTGAGGTTATTTAAAGATATTCCAAGAGATATTAAAATTGTTCAACATGCTTATGAGCACAGAGGAGATGAAAAGTATTGGAATTATACTTCATATGATATTTATTTAAGAAATGAGTTAGTGCTTTCTTTTAATAGAAATTATTCTACTTGTCCACCTTTTGAATATGCAAAAATTAATAATAAAGAATATCTTATTACTTCTGGAGATTATCAATGTATTACAGTCTTAGATTTAACAGAACGAAAAATTTATGATTTTACTAATGAGGAAAGGTATAAATTTGGATGCGGTTTTTGTCCAATAGATATTACATATGATGGAGATGATAAAACCCTCTTTGTTGAAGGATGCATTTGGGGCTGTCCATATGAAACAATAATTTTTAGAGATGTTAATCTTTTAGATATTGATTTTTCAACTGCTGAATATGAAGATGATGAGGATGAATACTGTGACTATGAGGAGAAGTAAAAATGACTCTTACTGAAAAACAATTAGAAGGACTTAAAATTGCAATAACTAGATATAGAGATCGTGATAAATATACTGTAATATCAGGATATGCAGGAACAGGGAAGTCAACATTAGTACGTTTCATTATTGACTTTCTTGATGTAGATCCAGAAGATGTTGCATATGCGTGTTATACAGGGAAGGCTGCTGAGGTATTAAGAAAAAAAGGTAATAAAAATGCTATGACATTACATAAATTACTATATGATAGTTTTCCGCGTCCAGGTGGAGGATTTTTTCGTAAACCTAAAAAGTATTTAGATTATGAGATTGTTGTAGTAGATGAAATTTCTATGGCGCCTAAATCTATGATAGAAATGCTTTTAACGCATGATGTATATTGCATTTTCCTTGGAGATCCATTTCAGCTTCCTCAGATTGATAAAAATGAAGCACATGATTTCTTAGATCATCCACATATTTTTTTAGATGAAGTAATGCGGCAAGCAACAGAATCAGAGATTATTCAATTAACTATGAAAATTCGCAATGGAGAGGAACTTAAATATTCATCTGGACATGAGGCAATGGTTATTCCTAAAAAAGATTTAGTTACTGGTCATATGCTTTGGGCAGATCAAATTATTTGTGCCACAAACGCAACAAGATTATCTTTAAATAAACAAATGAGAGATTTGCTTGGTTATAGCGGACTTCCACAAGACGGCGAAAAAATGATCTGTTTAAGAAACTATTGGGAAGATTTTTCAGAGGATGGAAACGCGGTATTAGTGAATGGTACAACTGGAATTTTACGAAATCCTTTTAAAACGTATATTATGGCTCCAAGATATATCAAAATGAGAAATCATCAGATGGATGTTATTTGCGGAGATTTTATATCTGATGAAAATAAAGTATTTAATTCAATAGATATGGATAGAGCAATGATTGAAACTGGTGAACCTTGTTTAGATTGCCGGGAATCTTATGCTCTTGGAAAATTAAAAAACAAAATTGGAGATATTGTACCTAGACAATTTACGTATGGGTATGCCATAACTGGACATAAATCACAGGGCGGCGAATTTGATAAGGTTCTGGTTATAGAAGAAAATTTTCCATTCAATAAGATCGAACACGCTCGATGGTTATATACTTGTTGCACAAGGGCTTCGGAAAAACTTGTATTAGTTAGGGGTTAATATGAAAAATACTTATGTAAAAACGATAGAAGAAGCATATATTCTTTGGAGAAAAAGAGATGTAGGAAAAGCACAAGATTTTACTAATCAAAAAATTAACAAATGGACTATTTTATATAGAACAACAGATCCAAGAAGACCAATGTGGATAGGACAATGCGAATGTGGAAATATTGGTAAATTAAGAGCTGGGTCATGGTCTCAGCAATGTGAAGAATGTCAACATAAACAAATGCAAAAAGATTATACAGGAATGCGTTTCCATAAATTAATTGTTTTAAATGAAAGAAAGCGGAAAAATGGAAAAACTTATTTAAAATGTAAATGTGATTGTGGGAATGAGACTTGGGTTTCAAATGGAAATTTAACATCAGGAGAAGTTAAATCTTGTGGGTGTTTATCTCATCAATGTAATCAAGAATTAGAGGATTTAACTGGAAAAATATACAATGATTTAACTGTATTGAATTTAGCTTTTAAAAAAGATGGACATAGATATTGGCATTGTAAATGTAAATGTGGAAATGAAAAAGACATTAAAACATCAGATTTAACTACAAATAAAGTAAAAAGTTGTGGATGTAGAAAATATCTGCAAATTAGTCCAGGAGATAAGTTTGGAAAATTAACAGTTATTTCTAAGTTAGACAATAAATATAGTAGTGGAGGATTTCTATATAAATGCAAATGTGAATGCGGAACACAGTCTCATATAGTCGTTGGTTCAAGATTAGTAAATGGAAGTATAAAGAGTTGTGGTTGTGGAAGAAGAATTTCGTATGAAGAAGAAAATATTGCCAATTTATTAGAACAATTAAATTTACCTTTTATTAGACAATATAAAGATTTAAGGCTAAATGAACTATATCCCACTCATGGGCGCCCAATGGAATATGATTTTTATGTAGATGAAATGTATATAATAGAATATGATGGTTCTCAACATTTTTACTATAAAGGAACTGGATGGGATACAAAAGAACATTTTGAAAGAGTTAGAAAAAATGATTTGATAAAAAATCAATATTGCTTTAATAATAATATTCCTATTATTCGTATTCCATATGATGCAGATTATACAATAGAAGATTTAAAACTTGAAACAACAAGATTTTTATTAACAAAGGATAATGAAAAAAATTATTATAACTCAAGAATAAAAGAATAAAAGGAGAGTATAATATGGCGTTAGATCTTTGGAATCCAATTCATGGCTGTAAAGGAAAAAGTGAAGGTTGTGAACATTGTTATGCAAAAACGATAGATGATAGATATAAAAGAGATTTCTTTGAATGTAAAAAATTAACTAGTCAATTTAATTATCCTGTTAAAAAAGATAGACAGGGTAATTATAAAGTGCCTTCTGGAATATGTCTACGAGTATGTATGAATTCAGATTTTTTCTTTGAAGGATTAGATCAGTTTAGAAATGAATGCTGGGATATAATGTCAAGGCGTCCAGACGTTTTATTCTATTTACTTACTAAAAGGCCAGAACGAGTTATAGAATGTTTGCCTTCTTGGTGGAATGAGAGACCATTAAATAATGTAATAATGAATGTAACTTGTGAGAACCAGAAAAGAGCTGATGAAAGAATTCCAATATTACGAGAACTGCCTTTTCAATTTAAAGGAATTATGTGTGCTCCTTTATTAAGTGAAATTCATATTGAAGATTATCTGGCAGAAGGGTTTATTATGAATGTAAATTGCGGCGGCGAAAATTATGGGGGCGCAAGACCTTGTCATTACGAGTGGGTTGCTAGTCTTAGCGAGCAATGTGCGGCTGCGCGCACTAAATTTACTTTTATAGAAACTGGAAATAATTTTCTTAAAAATGGAATTAAAGTAAATACTGGATCAAGTAAAACCCAACAGGGTATTTATGCTAGATCTCTTGGATTAAATATATTAGAAGACGGCGCTTTATATACTCCGATCTTTAAACCTCGATATGGTGATTTATGTAATAAATGTGGAAGTCAACCAATTTGCATGGGTCTTGAGCCTGGAAAAACAGACTGCTATTAAAGGAGAATATTATGAAAGTTGTTAGTATTGATTTTGATATTATCATGTCACCATCTATCGAATTTTATAATGATTTACTACATGATGAAGATAGCATAGATACTTATCTTAATAAATTTCCTTTTATATCTGGTATTAAAGCAGATTTATATCAGTATGATTGTTTGACTCAATATCTTTGCCAGATGTTTAAAAAACTAGACAAGGATAAAATTATTTTTATTACATCTCACGAAGAGCTAGTTACGATAACTAAAGATTTTGAGCCGTTTGATTTAATAAATATAGATCATCATCATGATATTGGATATGAAGGAGAACGATGGAAAGCTCCTAAATACACTAAACCTGATTGCGGTAATTGGGTAAAATATTTATGGGATAATAAAAAGATTAATTCATACACATGGATTCGCAATAAAGACTCTAATCCATTAGATGAAGATGCTAATCCAGCCTATATTACAAGAGATATTTTATTTGATGATTTTGATTTTCCACTATTGGAAGATGCGGATTATGTAATTCTTTGTAAATCTTTTGAGTGGGTTCCCTTCGATTATCAAATTTTATATTATACTTGGGCGAATATTTATGATTCTTTTTATTCTCTTAAAGAAGATTTAATTGATAAATTATAATAAAAATGATATAATATATGTAGAAAATAAAATATGAAAGGAAATATTAATGAGAAGAAGTTATTTTAATTGTCATTCACATACAATGTATTCTAACATTAGACTTCTTGATTGCATTAATAGACCAGAAGCCCTAATTGATAAAGCGATTGAATTAGGGCTTTCTGGCATTGCAATTACAGATCATGAATGTTTATCTGCTCATGTTTCCGCTCTGCAACATCTTGAAAAAATTCAAAACAAAGATTTTAAAGTTGCTTTAGGAAATGAAATCTATCTTGTTGATGAAAGACAAAATGGTCAGAAATATTATCATTTCATTCTTATTGCAAAAGATGAAATTGGATATAGAGCTTTAAAAGAATTAAGCTCTACAGCTTGGTATTATTCTTACTCTGATAGAGGAATGGAAAGAGTTCCAACTACAAAAGATGAATTAAGTGATATTATCCAGCAGTATAAAGGTCATGTCATAGCAACCACAGCTTGTATTGGCGGTGAGTTATCAAGCAATACATTATTAGCTGAGGAATCTAAAAAAGTTAATGATATTAATTCTTATAATTTCTATATGGATAAAGTTCAAGATTTTATTTTATATTGCTTGAACTTATTTGGTGATGATTTTTATATTGAGTGCGCGCCTTCAACTGCTGAAGATCAGATGACCGTCAATATGAAATTATACCAAATTGCCCAAATGTTTGGAATTAAAATGGTTGTTGGTACTGATGCTCATTATCTTACAAAAGAAGATCGAGCTGTACATAAAGGTTATCTTAATTCTAAAAATGGAGAGCGTGAAATTGATTCTTTTTATGAATTTGCACATTTAATGGATTCAGAAGAAATTGAAGAATTATTATCCCCTTGTTTTCCATATGGTTTTGTAGATAAAATTTTAGATAATACTCTTGAAATGCAAGATAAAATTGAACAGTATTCTCTTTTTCATAAGCAGGATATTCCAAGAGTAGAAGTTAAAAAATATCCTAAAAATATTCCATGGAGTATTGATAGCGAGTCTTGTCCAAACTTAACTCGATTGGCGCACTCTGATGATGACCAAGATAGATATTGGGTAAATCAGTGTCTTGAATCTTTGGAAGAAAAAAATCTAATTACAGATAATAGATATATCACAGAACTTGAAGAAGAAGCTAGAGTTAAAACTGTAATTAGTGAAAAACTTGAAACGAATATGTTTCGTTATCCGAATACTTTACAACATTATATTGATATGATTTGGGA